CGGAAGGGTCGATTCTTGTCCAAGGAAATACACTTCGAAATCTGCAAAACGCTTCCTCAGCCAATTATGCTATAGTTCTCCGTTGAATAGCCCCGAGTTTCGTGGACGCCCTCGGGTTACATTTCCTGCTGCCGTTCGAACTCGACGGGTGACAGCATTCCGTTCCTGACGTGCTTGCGCTTCGGGTTATAGAACATCTCGATGTAGTCGAACACGTCCTTCCTTGCCTCCTCGCGTGTTCGGTAGGTCTTGCGCCGTATCCTCTCGCGCTTGAGGAGATTGAAGAAGCTCTCCGCCACGGCATTGTCATGGCAATTACCGCGACGGCTCATCGAGTGCTCAAGATTGTGCTGCTTCAGGAACGCCGCCCAGTCCATGCTGGTGAATTGCGAGCCTTGATCGGAATGGACCAGAACCTTGCTCTTCGGCTTTCGACGCCACACCGCCATGAGCAACGCCTGCAGCACGACATCAGTGGTCTGCCGGCTCTGCAGCGACCAGCCGATGACGCGGCGCGAGAACAGGTCGATCACCACGGCCAGATAGGCAAAGCCCTCCTGGGTCCGGATATAGGTGATGTCAGTCACCCACGCCCTGTCCGGCGCATCGACATCGAACTGCCGGGCAAGGGTGTTGTCGATCACGACTGACGGCTTGCCGCCATAGGAGCCGGGCCGACGCTTGTAGCCGATCTGCGCCTTGATCCCGGCCAGCTTGGCGAGACGAGCGATGCGGTTGGGGCAACTGGTCTCTCCCTGATCGAGAAGGTCGTCATGCAGCTTGCGATAGCCGTAGACCCTGCCGCTTTCCTTCCAGGCCTTGCTGAGAAGCGCGGTCTGACGGACATCTTCCCGAGCCCGTTTGCTCAGCGGGTTCTTCAGCCAAGCATAGAAACCACTGGGCCGGATACGCAGGCAGCGGCACATCGCCCGCACCGTGAACTGCTGGCGATGCTCGGCAACAAACGCGTATCTCACTTTGCATCCTTGGCGAAATACGCGGTGGCTTTTTTTAAGATGTCGCGTTCCTCGGTGACGCGCACCAGCTCCTTCTTCAGACGACGTATCTCTGCCGCCTGATCCCCATCGCTTCCTGATGGCTTCGAGAACTTCTTCTTCCACGCATAGAGCGAGTGTTGGCTCACGCCCAGCCGCTGCGACACCTCCGCAACCGGATAGCCCCGCTCGGTGATCTGCGTGACAGCATCGCGCTTGAACTCATCACTGAAATTGCCGGTCCCCATCATGGCCTCCTTGCCTCAAATTTAGGGAAGAAGGCGTCCACAAATCTAGGGGCTATTCACGTCAAAAACCTGGAGGGGCAGCAAACTTTTTGGTGAACGGGAATATTGCTGACACCATAGAGCGCGCAATGATCGCCTGTTTCACGGACATTTCGTCGCTGATCGTACACGGCAACACGGCGAAGAATGTGGCTGCTGAGGGAGGCTACCAAAACCTTCTGGCGGTTATTACCGGGAACACCGTCGCATTCGCATCTGTCATCGGGAATTATCTCGATGCCGGCACCGGCATCCGCAACCTCGGTACAATCACCACACTTTATGAGGAACTGAATAGTTGGAACGACAGGCCGCTTCGGTCATCTGGAACCACGGGCGGGACGGGCTCCGCAAGTGCCGGAGCGCAGTATGTGGAGGCTGAGATTAGCGGGGTAACCTACAAACTGCTTCATGACGGAACCGTGTAGAGGAAGGTTGACAGAATGGGAGCTAGAGTAGAGTTCTACCCCGTCTATTAGGCTCGGGGTTCAACATGCAAAAATTCTTCTTATTGGCGCTGTTCGCGCTCACTTTCCCTTCCATGGCTGCGGCTGATATCATTGACGCAGATCGGCGCACACTAGATGATATCATGTATCTTCCGCGTGATGCGGCGGCAAACTGGGTTCCGCAGACGTTTCTCGATATCCGCTATCCATGGCCGGAAAAGTACATCGAGCGTTTTCGCCAGCCATTCAACCCGCATATGTTTAAGCGAAATGCTAGTGCTCTTCGCCAATATGCCGAGAAAAGCAGTGACAACGCTACGATTGTGTTGCGCCAGGCTGAGTACCTGGATTTTGTGGCTTCCCATTATATCGTTCAGGATGGTCAGTGCTCCTATGTCACCAACGAATTCGATTATGGTTACATTGGCCTGACATTTCAGAATGGGTTCCGTGGCGCCTTCATGAGCAATCACACGGCCTATGGCTATATCGATCTCTATGAAGCCACTGGGAATAAAGCTTATCTCGAAACGGCGTATGCACTGCTTCGGTCATCGGCCTTTTGCGAAACGGATGAGGTATTTCTGCATTGGGAAGATGAGGAGGGCTATCTCTGGTTGAACGAGTATGTGTTCAAGATCACGCCAGAAGAAGAAGCCCGAGCGAAGTTGATCGGGATGACCCCCGGTCCTGATGGCTGGTTCCGAGCCGAGGTCTTCAATGGGCATATTTCTGCGCTCATCGCGTACATCAGGTATGAACAGGTCACCGGAACCAAAGAGTTCGATGAGGTGATCCGGCGTAGCATTGCGACGGCGGAGCGCTATTTGCCTGATCAGATATTTGAGGATCGGTATTTCGCTTACATGAACCACTTCTATCTCTGGCCCGACTATGGCCAGGAAAGGGCTGTTCGGCTTGCGCAGGGTCTATGTGAAATCTCTCCGTCTGAATCTCTTTGCGCGACAGCGCAACGTATGGAAGCTCTCTTTGAGACCAAGATAAAGGGACACGAGCAGCAAATTCTCACCGAGAACCGTGCTGTCGGAAAAGAGACGTTGAATCGCCAACTGTCTCAGAATTGATCTACAGGGCTCAAACTCAGAACGTTTCCGAGGCCCGTTATGCGGGCCTTTTTCTTTGAACGCACCCTCCCGGCGCGCTGCTCTCGCACATCCATTCCACCATGAAAGGAAACTGCAATGCTGACCGCAGATCAACTGCGGGCGATGGCGCTCGGCCGTCCGAATGCCGAGAACATGAACTCTGTCGTCGTCGCTCTGAACACATATGGCCGGGATGCGGGGCTGGATAAGCCGCATCGGCTTGCTCACTTCCTCGGCCAACTTCTGCATGAAAGCGGCTCCTTCCGGTACGACCGGGAGATTTGGGGGCCGACACCGGCGCAAAAGAGATACGAGGGGCGCAAGGACCTCGGCAACGTCCAGAATGGAGATGGGTCGAAGTTCCGCGGTCGTGGACCAATCCAGGTCACGGGGAGGGCGAACTATCGAGCATTCAGCAAATGGGCGAAAGGCATCGACCCCGCTGCGCCAAACTTCGAGCGCGAGCCGGAGAAGATCAACGCCGATCCATGGGAGGGACTTTCCCCCATTTGGTACTGGTCGGAAGGCAACCCTGAGCGGCTGAGCCTCAACCGCTATGCCGATACCAACAACATCGAGATGATCACGCGCCGGATCAACGGAGGGCTGAACGGATACGCTGATCGCATCAAGTTCTACGTTCGCGCCGCCCTTGTCCTGCTCGGATATGGACCGACCGATGTGAAGCGGTTCCAGACGGATCATCCGGATGCGGGCATAGCCGATGGCATAGCTGGCGAAAAGACGCGAATGGCACTCCATCGCGCTCTGGAAGGTGAGAACCCGTATCGCGAAGTCGAGACGGTCGAGATCGACAAGCCTGTTGTGCCGGAACAGGTCGAGAAGGAAGTCAGGAAGAAGTCCGGCTTATGGCAGTGGCTCACGGGCCTGTTCGGATCGGGTGCGCTCGGCCTTGGCTGGCTGACGGGCATGGACTGGCAGGCGATCCTCGCAGGCGGTGTGGTTTTGATCGTCGTTCTGCTCGTGCTCGTTGCCCTGCGCTCGCAAATCGTTGCCGCGGTGCGCGAGATCAAAGGCGCCGTTGAGGGGCAGGGGTGATGCTTGCCTTCATCCTCTCACCCATAGGGAAGGCCGTGGGCGGTGTTCTGGCGGCGGTAGCTCTTGTGGCCGGCTTTTACGCCTATGGCCACCACCGGGGCGCTGCGTCGGAAAGACAGGCCATCCTCTCCCGATCCGTCGAAGCTCTGCGCGAAAGGAACGCGACCGATGAACAAATCCAAGGCATGGATGCTGTTGCCCTTTGCCGGGCTCTTGGCGGGCTGCCAGACGAATGCGCCGGCCTCGATCTGTGACGGGTGGAAGCGGCTGTCGCCCTCGGCAGAGACCCGCACCTTCATCATCCGGAATGATCGGCCCTTCGCGGAAGGTGTAGCCGCTCACAACACATTCGGGACCCGGCAGGGCTGCTGGAAATAGGGCAGGGGATAATGCCAGGCAGCACAGAAGCACAGGTGGCGCGTCTCGATGAGCGTCTCAATTCCATCGAGCGGCTTCTCGTGTCGCTCTCCGAAGACATGAAGGCGGCAAGCGATAGCCGAAAGAAGGTCTATGAGGTCCAAGAGGCGACCGCCCGCGATCTGATCAGGATCAGCCACAGGCTTGAGAACGTCGAGAATGAAGTGAAGGCGATCCGTCCGACCAGCGACGAATATCTCAAGATGCGCGAGCAGGTGCGTGGTGCTGGAACGCTCGGGCGCTGGCTCTGGATTGCCGGCGGGATAGTGATTTCCGGCGCTGGCTGGCTGGTTCTGCTCTATACCAAGATCACCGGAAGACCGCCGCCCTAACGCCCGAACCGATCCTCCCTGACTGCCCCGCTGGCCCTATCGGCTGGCGGGGCTTTTTTGCGTTTTTTGGGTGCGGGCCCCGCGACGGATTTCACAATGATTTCAAAGGTGCTTATGTCAGGCAAGGTGCGGGTAAATGAGACGGATACAACCACAATTTCAATCACTTATGCAAACCTGTCTGCACTCCTGCCGGGGTCGCCACACCATTATTCGGGTATTGATTTCTTTGAGTTTTTCATGCTCATTCCCGCACCGGTTTCAAGGTTAGGGAATAGGGCGTTCGATGCCTGTTCCGCCAGAAGACTTCTGCTCGCTCTCCTGGTGTATCGCTCAGCCATCCTTGGGTTCTTCCAGCCATACATTGCTGCGAGCTGCATTTCCGTGGCGCCATTCTCAGCGGCGAATGTTGCTCCGGCCTTGCGGAGGCCATGAGCTCGACCCGGCACCCCGGCGGCTATGCATTGCTCAGCAAACCAGTTGCCAAACGATTCTTTGGTCCACGGTTTTCCGCGCGAATTGCAAAGCAGGGCCAAATCTCCCGTCTTTGTCGAAGATATGGATTTCGCCAGCGGCGGAAGGATCGGCAGGATAACTTCCGTCTTTGTTTTCGATGTTCGCAGCAGGAGCTTCCCATCCTTGATGTGCTGTCGGCCAACAAGAACGGCATCTCCCCGGCGAAGCCCGGTATAGAGTAGAAGGTCCAGAGCAAGGCGGGCTTGCGTTCCAACCTCGTGCTTGCGCTGAAATTGAACAACCTCTTCAATCGTCCATGTGTGGAAGCCGTCGGTCTCGGGTGCGCAGCCGCTCACGCTGGCGGCGGGGTTCTCTTCAATCCATGCATTGTCCACAGCGAACTGAAAGAGCGCTTTCATCACCTTCACATAGTTCTGCGCTGCGAAAGGCGTAGCCTCGCGCCTCACTTTGCCCTGCTGGACGTCCGCCTTTGTGATGTTGAGAAAATTCAAGGTTCCGCCTGTTTCGCAGACCTTGAGCAATATCTGCGACCTGGAGCGTTGTGTTTCCGGTGCCAATCTCGCAAACCTTCCGCTCTCCAAATATCGGTCAACGAGCCATCGCAAACTGGTGCGTGGTGCCGTGGCTTTCCGATCCACTGGTGTGCCGGCCAGCGCCGCATCATAGGCAGCATTGAATTCATCGGATCCATAAGGCCCCGGAAGGCGTACACGCGGACCCTTGCCGCGCCTGAAATACCATACGGTGATACCGTGGCGGGTCACTTCGCGTTGCGTGAAAGGTTTTCTCGGGCGTGGCATGCGAGGCATCAAAGATACCCGCTCTTGTTCTCGTCAAGTTTGCGCGGTGCCTGTGCATGGTCTTCGGGGATAAGACGGACAACCACATCCCCAATCTTGACTTCTGCAATGAAGCCCGCCTTCGCCGCGCCGTTGCATAATGCCGTGACCTGGCGCTCTGTTATTTTGAGCGGCTTAGTCATTCGCGCTTATCCTTCAGGGCTCGGATGTGTCTGGCAGCCCACTTGCCATCACCGAAAGATGGAACGATCTCCATGGCATCCGCCGCCGCTTCCAGCGTCTCCGCATCCAACTCACCCGGCCCGAGAATGCGATAGCCGGAGGCGGTGAGGGCGCGCCTGATGGCTTCGGAATTCGCCACCGCGAAATCTGCAATGAGGTTCCATGCCTCATCACTGTTTTGTCTCTCTCCGTCTCCGTATTCAGAGACAAGGCGCGAAAATTCTCCTGCCAGCGTTTCCTCAAGCTTCTGCTCTCTGTTCATCGGGAAATCTCCTGGAGGGTGGCGCGGGCGGACTGACCCATGCGGATTATCAATCCGCGACAAGCATCGTGCGAAACGCCGTAGATGTGGTCTTCTGGATCAAGCGCATCGATAAAGTTCAACGCCTTCCGCGCCTTCTCCAGATCGGCCTCAAGCTGCTCGATGCGGGCGAGGGCTTCCCACGCAAGATTTGCAGCAATGCCAGCATCTACAGAACCACGGTCTATGCTGTACCCTGAGAGACGCAGGACTTCCTCATTCAAACGCTCTTTCAGATCGTGGTTCATCTCGAAACAACCTCCCCGGTGCGCAGGTCGATGACCTCGCCGGATATCTTCTTTTTCAGAAACGGATGCGACAGGCTCGATTTGCGCTTCTTGACCCCGAGCGCCTTGTCCTGTTGTCGCCGTGTCTTGGCGGCGACAGGGATGTCATGCCCGAAGGTCTTCACCCGGTGGCAGTCGATGCAGACAGCCGCGCAATTGCCGAGGCTGTTGTCCTTGCTGTTGGCATCCAGGTCGATGTGATCGAACTCGACGCCATAGGAGAGAGGCGCATTGCAGCGCTGGCCTTCGCGCAGACCATACCATTCGCCCACAGCCTCACAGAGACCGCCGGAGCGTTTTAGAGCCTCGCGCTTGGTGGTTTTGGTGAACTCACGCCGGGGCATCACCGCTCTCCCCACGTACGTCCGCATTCTGCGGCGAGCGCTTCACATGTCACACGCACCAACTCGCCTTGTTTCGGGCGGAACGGCATATGCTTTGCCTTGCGGTGCTCAATGGAGCGCATCAAAGCGGCCCGCTCTTGCTCCTTGCGGGCTGCAACTCGGGCATGGCGGCGTTTTGAGAACCAGGTGAGCCACGGGATGAGGGCAGTCATGATGCCAGATCCTTCTCATCGCACCCGACAACGCCGGCAATCGTTTCCCGACAGTCGGACAGCTCAATTTCCCCTCGACAGCATGCGCGGGCGTAGTTCGTCACAGACCTCGCTTTGGCGCGAACTGCATCGGTGAGACCTTCGACAAAGAGCCCCTTGGACTGATTGACCACGACAGTCTCATCCGGGCCGATGGCGCCGATGATCGCTTTCGCAAAAGTCTTGAGCCATTCACCTGCATCAGCTGAGGCCGGCTCCGTTTCGCTCTCTCCCATGCTGTCGGAGCCGGCCTCGCTGGTTTCCGCTTGTGCGGAGGATGGGTTGGCAGCGACACTGGACGGAGATGAGGCGGCAGTGCCGCTGCCTTCGTCGGCGGGGGGATGGGCCGACGATTCTTGTTCTTGTTCGGAACCGCTGCGCATGTCTTCGATCTGGTTTGATATGCTCGACTGATCGAAACCACTTTCATCGCCGCTTGTCTCGGAGAGGGTCCTGGCGTGCGCAAGACGATCACCGGGGTCGCCGCCTCCGGCTTCGTGGATATCGCGTTTGATCTGGTCGGATGCCGTTGCGATCGACTTGAAGGTCTCCTTCATGCCTTCGAGCTTGACCTGCATCAGCTTCGGCAAATCCTTCCACCAGCCCTGCAGAGATCCCATGCCTTCGTTCGCGGCCAGAAGGCCGGCGCGCTTTGCGTTCTCAATCTCTGGATCAAGCGTGACGCCCTGATCGCTCCATGCGCGAACTGCCGCTCCGGCATCACTGGTGATCTTCCGCCCCTCTGGGAATGCGTTCTGCAGGTCGCCGGGGCATTTCTGGATCGTTGGGACGTGCGTGCCCTCGGCAAGCATCATGGAGACGGTCATCTCATAGATGAACGACTTCTCCTGAACGACGACGAAGCCCTCATTGACGATTTCGGACTTGCCGTTTGCGCCCTTGGCCTGCACGACCTTCTCTTTGACGCGGCAGCAGAAAATCAGATGCGCCCGCGTCTGGAGGGCAGCATTCATCAGCTTTTTGTGTCCCGCCTTCGGCTTCTGCCAGCAATGCAACCCAGAACGCTTGGTGCGTTCCTCAATGGCCTCTGCCTGCTCCAGAACTCCACCGCTGCCTTCCCACTCGTGAGAAATGCTGTCGATGATGATCGCGGTATATCCGGCATCCTCAAACGCATTGATCGCCTCGACATAGCGCTGCGAGGTGAACGGCGGGTCCAGGTCGATCACATCGAACCCGCCGGCAACGTCCGCATAAAACCGGGAACGCTTGTTCTCGGTATCGATAAAGCCGATCTTGCCCTCTGGCCCAACCAGGCCGCGTGCATACAGAAGGGCGCTGTAGGTCTTGCCTGCGCCGGATGGACCGGCAATTGAAGTGAGGGTGAATGTCTTTTCGCGCACGGCGCGTTCAATCTTCATGGGTCAAGCCGCCTCCGCCGGGATGGAAGGTTCATTGTCGATCTGCTTTTCGAAGAAGTCGGACGGAGACGCCGATAGGCCGCTTCCGTAATAGGTGGGCCAGAAGCCAGACTGGAGGCATTCCGCGAAGATGTTCAGCGCGGCGCGGTTCTGGCGCTTGCCGTACCAGATATACTGATTGTCCAGCGGCTTGATGTTGTAGGCGTGTGGCCGCTTAGGCTCTATAAATAGGAGCACATGGTCTGTGACCTGGTAGCCCATCACCTCGTGGATAGCCGTCGAGATCAGCGCCATCTGCTGGTGGTAGCCGAACTTCTTGATAGCGTTCAGGCAGCCTCGTTCACTGGCGTCAGCCGTTGTCTTGAGGTCCGCGATCACGGTATCCGCCGGGATGCTGTCGGGACGTGCCTTCACCCAGACGCCGGTGCGGTCCTGATAGATGATGCTCCGCTCGATATCGCCGCGCAGGTGGTCGACAAACGTTCGGTCATTCGCAACACGGTTCGCCATGCCTTCGATCTGTTCAAGATGTTCCGGCACCAGAACGACCTTGCCGGCCTTGATCTGAGATTCTCGCCATTCCTTCGCGTCGTTGGTGCGCCAGTCTTTGAATTTGGTGGGGCGGACAGAATAGATGGCGCGGAAGTCATCTTCTCCCAGCAGAAGCGTGTGCACAGCCTTGCCGAGCGAAAAGTGATCTTTCGGTTCCTCTGGGGCGCGATCCGGATTGAGGTAGCTGTTGTCCCAATATTTGAGCGGGCAGCCATCCGGCGGCGCGATCTCACGCAGACCGGAAGACGAAATAGACGGCCCTGCGCAGCAATCCGAGTGATAGGAATCTATTGGCAGGCCAGAGATGACACCGGGCTTATCGATCGTTTTTCCGTCCCAGATGCGGACGAAGGAGTGCCGGCGCGCCATCTTGGCGCCAAGAGCCCCGATGGACTGCATCGCATCTGTGTCGAGATCGGTCATCACACCAACCCTTTCTCAATTGCCAGCTGTTCGGGGAGCGTCACGTCGTATTCATTGACGCGGCCTGTGGTCCTCAGATCCACAAGTGAGAACGGCAACCATGCTTCGTTCTCGTCGTCTGTGGTCACGAGGATCGCGCGCTCTGTCATGTGTTTCGCTCGAACGCGAAGGTCGATCAGGTCGGATTTCATCACTTTGGCCTCAGTGCGGTGTCTCAAAGAACCCGGTGACCGCCGCGCAAAGCACGATCATGACAATGGCGCGGGCCGTGGGGTGCGAAAGAAAGGGGAGGAGGGAGCTAAGCATTGGTGCGGCCCTCGGCTTTGGAAATAGCGGCGCGGGCGCGGTCCATTATGTAGTCGAAGTCCCGGATCACATCATCGAACGTGCGTTGCGGGTTTGGGCTGGCAACCTTGTTGATTGACCTCAACGCCTCCAGCATTGCCTCGTTGACGCCCTCCGGCTCCACGGGCGCGGGGTAAGCCGCCTCCAGCGTAAGGACGATTTCGGAGTTCATAGAGCGCGAGTTTGCTATCGCGTGTGAGTTGATGCGCCGGTGAAGATCGGGTGTCACTCTGAGCATGAACTGCTTATCGTAGCGCCGACCAATTGTGTTCGGGTTCCCGCTCATCACGCTGCCCTCTCGTTCTCAAGCGCGAGCAATTCGCGTCCATAGCGATCAGCCTCGGCCTTCATTTCTTTTGCGATCTTGAATTCGCCGGCTTCAATCAGAGCGAGAGCCCTGTTGATCGCCTTGGCTTCTCTGAGCGCGAGCTTGGCGCGCTTGATGCTCAGGGGGAGGGAGGTCATGCGAAATCTCCTCACGCCAGATTGAGTGTTTTGGGGAGCGGGTAGGGTTCCGATCTGTGATCTGAATGGTTCCAACAGCGCTTGATCTCGCCGGACATCTCGACCTTCTCCGCGCCGCCAAGAAACCGTGCTGTGTCTGGGAAACGCTTCTGCAGGTGCTCCGGAAGCGTCGATCCCGACCAAAGGTCGAACGTGGTAATCCGCTTGCCTGCAAAGGCCGAAGGATCGATATACTCGATATCGAAACGGCGACCTGCCATGCCGCGGAATGAGCCACTGGTTCGACTTCCGGGGCCATAGATGTGGCCGTCAATTATCGTCATCCGCGCGTGATCGCGCTCCAGACGCCTTTCTTCTTCCCGCCAATAGTCGCAACTCCAGCAGAGACGGCTTTCGAGCATCCGTGAACCGATGGGCTCCATGTACGTATTGCGCGCATCTCCGCCGCACGACGAGCACGTATATGAATAGTGCTGGCTGCCGTTGATGCCCTTCGAGTCGAGCGGGGTCAGTCCTTCAAGTGAAGCCATCACGCCGCATCCCTCTGATCGTCCAGAACCGAAGCAAGAAGCGCATCGTCGCCTTCTGCGATCTGGATAATCTCGTGGCCCATTTGAGCCATGAGAGGCGTTGCTGCCTCGCAGAACGTCGAGACGTAATTGCTCGGCTCGCGATAGTCAGACGCGTCGAACAGCACGTCATTGACGTTCAGGAGCCATTCGCCATTGAGGCGATCACGCTCGGCCTCAACATCAATCCGACATTCAACCGAGAGCCAGGTCTTGCCGTTCGGTAGGGGTAAGTCTGCGCTGTAATCGATGATGGTCATTGCCTTCATCCTTCGTTGTGAAAAGCGTTCGGGAATGGGGCGCGGACGCCCCTGACCGGAGCGCTTAGGAAGCTGGAAATCGGGTTGCGTCGGCGTGCATCCAACGCCATTCGTCAACTTGGCGCTCAAGCTGCTCGATGCGGTCGTCTGTGAGATCGTCGTAGTGGGTGTCGGCCAGCCGGGAGACCAAGCGATGGAGCCGGTCACGGGGCTTGATGATGTGCGTTTCGAGCAGGTACTCGTTCGCAACCGGTTTGAGGGCGGCGCTCATCACGCGCCCGCCATGTGCATGGTGGATACCTTGTGATCGAAGCGACCGCCGTGGACGCTGGCGTATGAGGCCTTCACCGCTTCGGCTTCTGTCGAGTAATCCGCAACGCGGCGGCCAGTGAACCAATCTTCAACGCGATAGAACGTCTTCGGATAGTTCGCGGGGATCAGTCCAAGTTCATCAAGCTGAAGCTGCATCATCTCTCTCCATCTCCGTTTCATGGATCGGGTGATCCCCGGTGTTGATGGAAATGACTGTAGCGGTAAAAAAACCGACTGACAAGAGAAATCGGTAATTAAACCGAAAATATTTGACACGCCTTTGCGATTGCGCGAAAAGAAAAACCCCGGCAGCGATTTGCTGGCCGGGGCGATAACGAGAGCGGAAGGTTGAAGACTGTGGCGCTCTCGGGTCACATAAGCAGTGGCTTATGCATACCACAGGGCGCGGACAAAGTGCAATCCCCACTCCGAAAGACCGAAGGGGAGTCCGCCGTGGCCTTGCCAGAGGCAACGAAAAAGTGCGGTCGAGGGTTGGCGCTGGTTATGACCAACTCGGAAGGGCGATAGGCGGCTCGGTCGTTCAGAATCGTCCAGCATAGGGGCTAACCTCGGATGCTCTCAGAGCACGGGGCTTAGTCCTCCTATGTTCGGGCTCCTGGCTCTCCATCATTCAGAACCAAGATAATCTCAGACGTAGAGATAGCTCATACGTTGAAGGTTTTTCTCTGTAGGAAAGGGGAGATTGAGAAGGGAGGGGCAAAAGAAAACCCCGCCGGAGCGGGGCTGCCCTGATTATGCGGCAATCTTGTCAACGTTCCTGACGAAGCGTTTCCACTTCCTTCCGATCTCTACTGAATTTCGAGTCTGAAGGCTCCTGGCTTTGATCGTCCATTCTGGCTTGAGCGTTAGATCTCCAATGTCGAAATATTCAACGCGATCCCCTGGCGGGACATGTTTGGGGTTCATGTTCTTGTCCCAAACATGAAATGTCCCATCAGACAGTGCAGCGCCAACATAGCGCTCACTAATTGACTGATGGATGCTGTGCAGCCTCACTACGAAAGGATCAATCTCCTTGGGAGTGATCGATGCGTTGTAGGCCCTGAGCAACTGTTTTGAGATTTCAAGAGGGCCGGTGTAGTCGAAGAAGTCTGTAACTAGGACCAGCACATGTCGCTTCTCGGTCTTGTCGAATGCCCAAAAAAGGGCATGCGGGTCGAGACCAAGCGCGATCAACGCATCGCCATATTCGCGACCGGCGGCTAAGAACTTTTCGTCAATTTCTGGCGCAGCCATGTTGCAACTCCATCCGCCCCAAAAGCGGCATCCACATATGAACGAGCGACTTTCCGGGGCATCGGTCTAGGGTCATAACCCTGATTTCGGTTCCATTGTAGCATGATATGCCAATGTGGTGCAGAGGGTTCCGTGGGGTCCACTTTAATTCCGGCTACGGTCCGCAATGTCACAAGGCTATGGGTATACAAATCTGGGCGGGCTTCTCTTGAGGGCCATTGATTGAACCGTTCCTGGTGCCAAATATAGGCCTTCAGCGCGCATTCAACAGCAAACCCAGCATGTTGAACTGCTTGCGCGCAAGCCTTTTTGTCTTCGACGATTGCCATCGCTGCTCGCTCGTGTTGGCGGCATAACGCAAGCCAATCTGTAATCGACTGAGGATGGCTCAACCCTAATCCTCATCATCCAGATCATCGACCTCGATCATTCCAGCCGAGATTCCCCAATCGATCAGGATGGAGTTGACCGCCTCATCCATGTTCAGGTCGTGCTCTTTCGCAAACTCATCGACCATTTCGGAAGCCTCCGGTATCAGCGTGACATAGCCAACTGGCACCATGCGACCGTCGAGGCGAAGCGCAGCCCGGCGGAGCAGAACCTGGATTTCGGAGCGCGAAAGCTCTTCCAGTCTATCGGCAGCTTCCATCAGTTGGGCAGAGAGCTTGTCGGTCATGTCGTTGACTTCAAGTTGTCGGGTAGCGGCAAACTGCTACACCGAAGATGCATCTCTCGAGCGAATAGGCGTCGGCGCTCTTCTTGGTTAGCATCCGCTGCCGCAGCGATAGGCAAGCCAAATGGGCCGAGCAAAAGTCCCGAAGCCATACCCACGGCCATCCGTTCGCCAACCTTATCATCGAAGTGGAGCGCCGACAGCCGTATTTGCTGGCAAGCGGGGCTCTCCCATTTGGGGTCTTTCACCGATAGCGTCGTTGCATAGTCGGCAGGAGTGGTGGTGCAGGCGCTCAGTATCCCGGCGGCTGCCAAAGCAAACAAACGGCGCGCCATGGTTCACGCGCCAACGTCTTTGCCAAACTTGAATTCGCCTGTCGTTCCGTCGCTGAAGACGCCGGTTCCGCCACCGCTCAAGAGGTCATCGTTGCGCACGATATGGATCGTCCCTGACCTGCCATCCGTGCATTTGAACGGAATGTCGAATTCCTTCGCTTTGGAAAACTGGTCGTAATTGCCGGAGCAGATAACATTCTGCGCGTTCGTCACCTGAAACGTGCCGGCAGACATCGTTGCGATGGCCTGCCCATAGAACAATTCGCCCGTCGATGTGGTTCCAGACGCTGGAACTGTTATCGATCCGCAAGCCGACAGCGGTAAGGCCATAGCGGCCACGACTGCAATCTTCCTCATAACTTCCCCCACCCGTTGAAATTAAGCCCTGAGCTTCAACTGCCCCTGAATGCCTCCTTGGCGCTCAATGGTGTTGACCATGCGCCGAAGCTGGTTTGCACGGATCGTGACGTAGATCTCGCCCACCCACTCGATCTGTTGGTTTTCTATGGGGTGAGCATTCCAAGACTCCAGCGTATACCCGCCTTGCGAGCCTCGCCGGATGGTCTTGAGAAATCGTCTGCCGTCGCCGGTCCTGACCGCAGCTTCTTCCCCAAGGAAGGAATCGGTCGCGCGCTTTTGTTCGCGCCAGACGATAATGACGTCGCCTTCATCATAGCGCGGGAGCATCGAAATCCCTTGGACTTGGAATGCAACCATGTCGCCAGGGAGTGGAATCGCCAATGTGATTTGATCGAGCCCTTCCGGCGGCACCTGCTCGAAGTCAGGCTCAACCTCAGCCCCGGCCCCGACATAGCCCATGACTGGAACCATGCCGATAGTCTCTTCCGGGCCAACTTCTTCCGTCAGCCAAGAGACAGTCGTGTTCAGAACAGGGGCAAGCGCGGATAGTGTTCTGGTTGATGCGCCGCTTCCGGTCTTCCCGGCTTCAACCGCGCGGCGCATGTTTCTGATTGCATCGGCGCTCAAGCCCGCCTTCTTCGCGGCGGCAGATTCCGATAGGCCTACGGCCTCAAGGCGTTTGTTTATTCGGCGGAGAACATCTTCAAGCATGCCGGTATGAAAACCGAACTGGCCTTTTGAAGCTATCGGTAAGATAACCGTTGACATTATCGGTAAAATAACCGAATACTGGTTTCTATGAACCAGATCAGCCACCTACTCAAGCTCGCGGACGCGTACATCGAGGCAACCTCCATCAAGGAGGTGACCTTGAGCCACCGTCTTTTTGGAGACAGCAAAAAAATCGGCGCAATGAGGGCCGGTGCTGACATCACGATCAGCCGGTTCAACAGCGCGATCAGATGGTTTTCCGACAATTGGCCGGATGGTGCTGACTGGCCTGAGCAGATTATGCGTCCTGCCTCGGAGAACGCGGCATGATCGAGTTCCAGCAAACACAGCAGCAAGCCGCCGTCATTCCGTTCAACGAGAATTCGCTCACCGGACTGGTGAAGCGCGCGGCAACGCAGCTTGCGAGCGCTTCCAGTGCTGCCGAGGTGTTGGAAGCGAAGGATGCCGCATCGGTCGCCTACGACGCTTCTAAGAAAGCGGCGCGGCTCGCAAAGGTAAAAGGCGCTCACGATGAGGTAGTCGCCAAGGCGCACCGCGCACAGGCTGATGCTCTTGAGATCGAAGCCGCAGCGAAGCGCCGTCTGGCCGACGAATACGATGCGGCGCAGGAGCGAGGGGAGATTGGCAAGCGTGGTGACTACGGCGTCGTAAGTTCCAAAAGGGAACTTACGCCTGCGACTGCTTCCGACCTTGGCCTTTCCCGAAAGGAAGTCCACGAAGCCCGCCAAATCAGGGACGCCGAAAAGGTGGAACCTGGCATCACGCGGCGCATCCTCGACAGCCGCCTCAAAGCGAAGCAGGAGCCGACAAAGGCCGCGCTGCGCGAAGCGGTAATGGAAGCCGCCAAGCAGGGCATTCGCGGTGATCCCGCTCCGAACCGAAAGAACCCCCACTACAAAGCCCCGTCGAAGGCTGGCGCTGCGTGGACGCATGTCTACGGCACCTGCCGCGCTCTCGCGGAATGGGCAACGGACGAAAATTTGCTGCTCGCCCTGCATGGTCTGCATGAGCGCACCGACGATCAGGCCGCGAATATCGCCGCTGTCCAGAAGGCTGTCGCCACCCTCAACAAGTTTCTCGGAGACATCAATGCTCACTGACAAACTCCGCGTTTTTCATGAGGCGGTGAATGCCGCCATTGGTGAAGTTGGCAAGAGCGCCGCCAAGATCGCGGATCGCGTCATTGCCGACGCCTTCCCGGAAACTGCCGATGCAGCCGAACGCGAAGGCGCGGACAAGATGCTCCGGCAGGGTGTCATTGCGAAGATCACGTCGATGCTGACGAAGGGCGGCAGCGATCCAGACCAGTCTGATTTCTGCGAGATCGCCGACGACTTCATGCCAATCGTTGAGCGGCTTCACAGCCACAGCCACTACGTTCCTCTTCCTGACGTGCAGGAATACGTGCATGTCAGCCTCCTGATCCAGAACCCGGGATGGCTCGACGCGGCGCGCAAATTCAAACGCCAGAAGGGCGAAGAAACCCTCGCAGAGGCCAAGGTCCTCGATGAGTTGTACGAGGCCGTCTCCCGAACTCACACCCCCGCCCCACAAAGCCCAGAGGCCGCGGCATGAGCATCGCCCATCTTATCGAAAGCTCGAATGGGTGCCTCGTCATGGGGCTGGATGTAAACTCCGAGCGCCTGACCTTTTCTCTCGAAAGTCTGCCACACCTTCTTGGCCGCGGTGATCTCACGACGCTCAAACGTGCGCTGTACACCGCCCTTGGTGATCTTCCGGACGTTCGGAAGGCACCGGGCGAGACGGAAGGCGAGCACATTGCCCGCATGATCCGTCTCGCATCCGGCCTCCGGTACAATGTGGAGGCTTAGATGGACTCTGCAGCTTTTCTTAATCGGTCTTTGGCTTTTGCGAAAAGCTTCTCCATGGCCTCTTTGGCCGGGAAGTCCTGGTATCGCTGTGTCTCGTTTCCGTTCTTCCCGGCAAAGACCGCTTCCGAGAAGCGGAGCACCTCTTGGTTCTGCTCGCCTCTCACTGTGAACTCCGCAAACCAGTTGCCGGTGTCTTCCCGGTCGAAACCCATCGTTTCGAGTTCCAATTTCATAGTTCGCTCCTTCTCGTCCCATGTTGGAATCATGCACTCCCATCATGCGCACGGCGGGAAGGAGCGTCCATCCATGGGAGCGGCCGCATGACTCCCAAGACCACCCGCCAAATGCTTGTCGCGGCATCGATAGCCGCAGCCATAGCGCTTTCCGGTGCACTCGGGTGGTTTCTGATCATCCTCGCCGTTCGCGGCGTCATTGACTGGTTATGGAGGATCGCGGCGTGACCTCCGAACCCAACACCAATTCCCTGGAGCGTGGCGGGGCTTCTGCTTCCAGCGCGGTCTATCAGGAAGAGCGTCAAATCCAGGGTCAGCCGGTCGGCGGCTCTGCCTCTCTCGTAAGTAAATCTGGAAAATCCACTGTCGAAGTCCGACCGGCGACATTTCTCGACCATCGTGCAATCCGCCACATGCCAGACTGGATCAGGGAGATCGTTTGTTCGGTTTCCGAGAAGCATGGAGTTCCACCGCGCGAGGTTCTCAGCGGCTCTCGCGTTCATGCGGTTGTTTCGGCCCGTCACGAGGCGATCTACCTTGTGAAGGCGCGGAAACCGCATCTCTCCACGACGAAGCTCGGGCAATGGTTCCGACGCGATCACAAGACGATCCTCTATGCCATCGCGAAATATCAGGCCGACCATGACGCAGAGGCCTTCACGCGATTTCAACTGAGGGTGGCCGCATGACGATCCTCGCCGCTACCCTCTATGTCCTAGGCGTGGTTGGCGCCATTTCTGCCGTAGGCCGGGACGCCTATGGGCGGGATGTACCCACGGGCCTGCGTGAATGGATCGTTTGTCTGCTCTGGCCTTTGGCGGTTGCCGCCGCCATTGCCATGAGCCCGTTTATGAGGGGGCGCAAATGACCGCCTCCCTGTGGACGCCTTGGGGCGCATCTCCAGTTCCTGAAACAATTCCATCTGCGCATTCGCATGAGCTTGGCGGTTCTGACGAGTGCGCATTGTTCGAAATTCCCTTCTTGCCTTTCCAAATCGAGCGGTTCGTTCCGTCCGCCCTCGCTACAAGATCGAAAGTAGCGATGGAGCCGGACATTGGAAGGCAAAGGTTTTTGCAAATTTGTCAAAAGAATTGACGAGAGTGAAATGAGTACGACGGCACTTAATGAGGCAAAGGGTTGGTACGAAAACCTTCTCGATGCTGAATTCAGAGGGAGGAAGGACACCGATGGCGCAGCGCGTTATCGCTTGTCCTCTCGACTTGGACTGAAAGAGAACGTCCTTTTCCGGCTGCAGTATCGCGTTGCCGACATGAAGGACATAGCCGGGGAAGCCTATCGCCGGCTCAAGATCGCACATGACGAGCTGTGCGAGCGCAATGAGGAAGCCGCCCGCGTCATGCGAGCCGAGCGGCTTGGACTTACGGGACAAACCAATGCGGTTGATCAAGAGCGTGCTTTGGCGCGCGTGGGAATGGCTGCGCCTGAAAATGGCGGGCCGGAACAGGAGACGAAATGACGAAAGCTAAAGCGGCCAAGGCCGAAGCTGGCCACAACGTCCAGGACGAACGAGAGCAGTTCATCCAACAAACATTTCTGAACGGACATGTTCAGCTTAAGGGCATCAAATCGAACATTGCCGTTGAAATGTCGGATGCGAAGGAGGTCTACGCACGATTGAAGCCATATGGTTTCACGCCCGCAGATTTCAAATGGGCGGCTGAACTCGAAGACAAGGATGCTGGGGCAATCATTGCGATGTGGGAACGTCGTCTGAAGATTGCCAGGTGGATGGGCCACGGAGTCGCCCGCCAATTCGACATGTTCGATGAAGACCGCACTCCCATTGAAGAGCGCGCTTACGAGGAAGGTCTGGCCGCCGGCAAGCTCCGCAAGGATGCGACAAACCCATATGGCGCCGACAGCAAGGCAGGGCAGGAGTGGCAGCGCGGTCTGAATGACGGGCACGCATTCGCCAATAAGGACCTGTCGCACGTCATGAGCGAGGGCGATCCCGAGTTTCCCGACGAAGAGCCGGAAGCGGCGGAGGCGTAGACCATGGCCGCTCCCGAAACCTTCTGGATGGTCTACGGGCTTGGCCAACGCCAGCCCACGGTGCGCCACAAGACGTTTGCGAGCGCACAGGGCGAGGCGGAGCGCTTGGCCCGCACTGTTCCCGGAGTGGCCTTCTACGTGCTTGAGGCCGTCTCTGTCTCCCGCCGTGTCGATGTCGAGACCATCCGGCTTGAGCCGTCCGCCTATCAGATCGACGGCGGAGACATCCCGTTTTGAACCGCGTGCCTCGCGCCGCGGCTTAGACGGCGCACCCCGATTGAGGCGATGAACCTGCTGGGGATCCAGATGCAGAAGATCAGAAAACCGAAAAAGATGCTCGTTGCCGACCTGCTTTGTGGTGCTGGCGGTTCTTCCACGGGAGCATCGCGCGCCTTGGCTGAACTCGGCCTCGATATGGAACTGGTATGTGTCAATCACTGGCCGACAGCGATCGACACCCATCAACGCAATCATCCAGAAGCACGGCACTACGTACAGGACATTGCCACTGTCCGTCCGCACCTTCTCGTGCCCGAAGGCTATCTCGACCTGTTGATGGCCTCGCCAACCTGCACCCACCACAGCGTGGCGCGCGGTGGCAAGCCGACCAGCGACCAGCAGCGTTCCGATCCTTGGCACATTATCACGTGGCTCACTGAACTCCGTGTGAAGCGGATTATCATCGAGAACGTCTGGGAGTTCACAAGCTGGGGGCCGGTGGATCGCCGCACAGGCAGGCCGATCAAGAGCCGCAAGGGCGAATATTTCCTTGCGTGGATCGAGACGCTGAAAAGGCTTGGCTTCGATCCGGAATGGCGAAAGCTCAATGCCGCTGATTACGGAGATGCCACCACGCGCCAGCGCTTCATTCTGATGGCGCGTTCGGACGGGCGAAAAGTCCACTGGCCGATGCCGACGCATCGCAAGCGGACTGATGTGAAAGGAGAACTTTTCTCTGACGCGAAGCCATGGCGCCCAGCTCGGGAAATCATCGACTGGTCTATCAAGGGCAGGTCGATCTTCAACAGAAAGAAAGCTCTCGCACCCAAGACGCTCATGCGCATCTATGCAGGGGCGGTGAAGCACAAGTGGCCTGAGCCGTTTATTGTTGTGCTTCGCAATCATATGGCCGCACAGGGGCTTGATGTGCCTCTGCCGACAATTGCGGCGAACGGTCAGCGCATCGCGCTTGCGGAGCCCGTTATCATGAATGGGCGGAAGGGGAACCAGGCAAAGGCGGTCTCAACCGAGCCTGCCCCGACACTCGATACCAAGGGCGGTGTTTGGCTGGCGGAGCCGATGGTTCTTTCACAACACAACAGCGGAGCCGCGCGCTCGGCAAGTGATCCTTTGCCAACCATCACCACCGGTGGCGCCGGGACCGAAGTGCGTCCCGGCTGCGCAAGACCAATGCTGGTCACAGTCGCGCATGGAACGGATGCCCGCGACAAAGACCCATACACTCGACGCGCACACGACATCGAAGACCCGTTGGGCACCGTGCATGGTGATGGCAGTTCATATGCAGTCGTTGAGCCGTTCGTGTTGTCGCAAGCATCTGGCGGTGCGCCCCGTGCGGTTTCAGAGCCCTTGCCAACGTCCACAACGGGTGGGGCTGGCGGGGCTCATGCGCTGGTCTCAGTCTATTACGGTTCTGGCAACGGCGAAGTTTGCCAAAGCGCGGATGAACCGCTGCCGACCGCGACCGCCCGAAACCGTTTCGGCGTCGTCGTTCCGGTCACACACAGCCAGGGTGGGAACGGAAGCCGCTCCGTTGATGAACCCATCCCAACCATCACAACGGCAAAAGGTGGCGAGTTTGCGCTGGCCGAGGCGTTTGATGGATACGACATCCTTTTCCGAATGCTGGAGCCGCACGAACTGGCGTCTGCGATGGGTTTCAATACCGAAGACCAGCAGTACGAATTCGCCGGCACCAAGACCGACAAGATAAAGCAGATCGGCAATGCGGTTTCTGTTGCGAAAATGAAGGCGTGCGTCGGTGCGATCATGGCCGATGCCGCCCCGAAAGAGATCGCGAAATGTGATGCCGAGTTCATGGAGGCGGCGGAATGACCGAGCGCACCCGTTTCTTGATCGTGAATTGGTTCATCGCCATTGCGGGCATTCTCATCCTTGGCGCGGCTATGTGGGGAGGGGAGTGATGGCACTCATCTTGGGACTAGATATCGCCACGACGACCGGCTGGGCGATCTACGACACCGATAAGACGCCGTCCGCCATTGTTTCCGGCTCATTCAAGCTGCAGGGCGCAACACCTTTCGAGCGGGTGCGCTACATGCGCTCGCATCTGCCCCGGCTGATCAAGGAGCACCGGCCAGACTTCGCGGCCATTGAAGCGCCAATGGAGATCGCGCCTCGGTTCACGCGAGCCAAGACAGACATGCTTGGGGAGCAAGAGCAGGAGACGACGATCAACTCCAAGACCATTGCTGTTCTGAACCGATATGCCGGCGCGGCTGAAATGGCCGTCATGGGCAACAATATCCCGTGCGTAGAAGTGGCCGCGCGCACTTGGCAGACGATCATCCCGAAGACCATCAAGGGAAAGCCCAAGCAGCGCGCCAAGGCCTTCTGCGACATGCATCGGATTGTCTCGCCCAACATGGACAGCCGGGACGCCTGCATCATCGCGATGTGGGCGGCTGGGCACTGTCAGGAGTTAAAGTTGATGCAGCGGACGGGGAGGGCGGCATGACAGAGCCACGCGCGCCGTTACCTCACAATGTCGATCTCGAAGCCGAATTGCTTGGCTGCATCTTGATGAACAACGATTGCTACGATCTGGTTTCTCGATCTCTGCAACCGGAGCACTTCTACGAACAGGTTCACCAGATACTCTTTGAAGCCATGGGGAAGATGATCACCATTGGCCGCAAGGTGAACCCAACAACGCTCAAGAGCTATATGCCGGAGGATGCGAAGATCGCCGACGATCTGAACCTCGGGCAGTACCTGGCCCGCCTTGCGGTCAATGCAGTCTCCCCCGTTATGGCGAGGGACTATGCCATCGGCATTCGGGACTTATGGGTATCGCGCCATCTCATGGCGGCTTGTGACGACATCCGCGCCGCACTCGCAGGCAGGGAGCCGGATGTGGACCCGTTTTCCGTCATTTCCCCGATTGAGGATCAAATCGCCAAGCTTCGCGGAGAGCGCATCGCCACCGGCGAGGCAAATCGACATGGGCAAGCCTATCTGGACAGCATCACGAAGGCCCGCCAGCGCGGCGGGGTGTCCGGCGTCCCGATCTGCTTGGGTGAGATTTCAGAGGTTATTTCATCCCCTGTATTCGAGGCCGGAAATCTCTATGGCCTTCTGGCGTCGAGCGGTGAGGGTAAAAGCTCACTAACGCTCCAGATGATCGCGCATGCTCTCAAGAAGGGGCACCCAGTCCTGTTTCTGTCGTTCGATCAAGCGGCAGACCAATGCATCAGGCAGATGGTTGCCCAGGAATATGCGATTGAAGCGCGCCGGCAGCTCTTTGGGGACGTATCCGAGAAGGAAATGGGGAAGGCCGTCGATTTCGCAACATGGATTGATAGACAGCCCTTCAAGGTCATCAAATGCACTGACCAGAGCGCCCCGCAGCTTGTCGCGCTGGCCCGCTCCTTCATCCGCACAAACGGGAATGGAAAGGTGCCGTTGATCGTGGTCGACCATATCCGGGCGATCAAGGCGGAAGACCGCAAAACCGACGAGGGTACGAAAGCGCTCCAGATCGGAAATATTCTCAAGGGCGGCGCCGAGCAGACGCGTGCGGCGTGGCTGGTTCTCAATCAGCGGAACACGTCTGGCATGCGGCGGCCCAACCCTCGACCTATCATTGCCGACCTGTTTGGAGGCGAGGGGGCTTTAGCTCCCTTCGACGCCATCTTCTACCTGTATCGCTTCCTGAAATTCTATCAGGAGCGAAAGGCGACGGCCTCAACCGGATCCGATTGGAAAGCAATCGAGAAGGTTTTCCCGTCTGCCGTTCGGGACAATAACGAGGATATTGCGGAGATCGGCGTCATCAAGAGCCGTTTCGGAAATCCGCACATCACAAGCCGCCTGATCTTTGAGGCGCGCTTCACCAGATACAAATCAGACAGACAAGACGATGCTGAGCTGCAGGAGGCAATGCTTTGAACATCTTCGACGCCCGCGCCCGGCATAACGGCTATATCTGGATCGGTGAATTCCGAGCCGGTGAACACGGCGAATACAAGCCCGTGATGGAGAACGGCGAGGTAAGGCCCTTCCAGACAGCCAGAGAAGCCCGTGAGGCAGCGCAAGCGAGTCTGATCGCCTATATGAACGGCAAATACACCAGCACCGCCAGAAGGCCGAATATCGGTGGAAAGCGGAGACCGTGTTTCGACCGGGCAAGAAGCCCATCCCCGTGGAGGCTCGATGATCGATCCGCGCGTCATAGCATTGTGCCGGGAGTTTGATGTCGAGATCATCCCCGGCAACAAGTATCCGGAGATTGGCCAGACGCGGGCACCGGACACCCTTCGGCGCATCATCGATCGATATGGAATGGAACATGCTCGCCTTGTGATGACCACCATCACCCAGGCAGGGAACAACAAGCTTCTCCTCGACAAGGAAGGCCTATGGATGGTCTCGGACATGGTTTTGAAATGCCGCAGCCTGATAGAGCGCGAGGCCGGCGCCTGGCTGGACACATGGGACATCATCCCCGGTGGAGAGCTCCAGTTTGTGGCTCAGGAACTGCGGGGCTTCGTGCCGACGCGCTTTGCCCTTGGTGGGATGGTCTATGAGCGCCTGTTCCGCCGCTTCGGGCCGAACTCTGATCAACTCGACATGCTGGATGACCGTCGGAGGATGCAATGAACATCGGAGATATTGCAGAGCGCTTTATCCGCGCCGCGGAGATCGAGAGAAGCACGCCAGAGCAGATAGGCCCGGCGCCGATGCGATCCATGTCGCTTCCATATGTCCATGATTGGGTCGACAAGCTCGGATGGCGTAAGGAGAAGGGCGACAAGCTCCAGCCCGGAGAAGACCCTTTGGCTGAGGAACGCCGCCTGTTCTGGGAGCGGCTTGGCCTACAGGCTTCATCACAGGAACTTTCCGAACTGGAATGCTTGCGCGAATGGCTCCTGATGGTGGATGATGAAGGCCAGCGCCGCGCGCTCCTGGCATGGTCCATGGCAAAGGCCGGTGGCCGATCCTTCAACAAGTGGTGCTTCAAGGTCGAGGGCATTCATCCAGAGACGGGAAGAAGGCGGAAAAACCGCGCTTTGGCTCGAATTTCTGCACATGTTGCTCGCGAGGGTGTGCAGCATTGCGATGACGGTGAAATCGGGGTGTTGCTCGACACCCCCGAAAACGGCCATATTGACGCTAACATCGCGGGCGCTGTCACAGAACACAAAGGCATCACTGCCTGGGCCTCAGACGAGGCGTTCACAAGCTATCTTTCAGACAAGCCAGCCGACTTCTCTTGGGCACAAAAGCGGTGGGAACGCCGCCGCCAGCGCGAAGCGAAGAAGAAGCAGGAAGCGGCGTAGATATTCAGGCAGGTTGGCGATGCAGATGGATATGGGTTGATGGCCCGCCATGACCGCCGATCACCAGAAGCAGAGCGCTATCGCAAGCTCTACAAGCGCGCCCAATGGTCAAGGGTGAGAGACGCGCAGCTCGCAGCCGAGCCGGTATGTGAATGGTGCTTTAAGCGCGGGATCATCACCAAAGCCACAGTCTGCCACCATGTAGACAAGGCCAGTAAGGAAAGCCCGGCCACCTTCTACGCAGGCCCCTTCGAAAGCCTATGCGCTCCATGTCATGACCGAGACGCCCAAAGCGAAGAACGCATGGGATACTCAACCGAGATAGGGGCCGATGGATGGCCCGTAGACGAGCGCCACCCTGCAAACAGTCAGAGATGCACTAAAAGCTGAAATACCTCTCCACGGCTTCCCCTGCCTGAAATACGGACATCCTAGATGGGGGGGTGGTTAAAAAGTCCAGATCGATGGGCTTAGGGACCGGCGCGGGAAGTCTCGAACAGAATTAGTTTCGCGCGGCTGATAGTTTTCGCGCTTCCAATCACAAGGATTGATGAATGGGACTTCGCGGGCCTGGCGCCACGCGGGCAAGGCTGGCGCGTGAGCAGGCAGAGAAGTCTAAGCGTCGGCTCCCATGGAAGAAGAAGGGTCTCAGCCGCGTCGAGCGCGTGATTGCATTCCTTGAGTTCCTACCGATCACGAAGGGGAAACTGCAGGGCAAGCGAATGCGCCTTCTGCCCGAACAGCGGGAATTCGTGAAGGCGGTATATGGGCGGTCGGGTGTGAACCGCGTGCGCATCGCGATCAAGTCGGAACCGCGCGGCAACGGGAAGACCGGTCTTATCTCTGGATTGGCTCTTTGCCATTTGCTCGGGCCGGAGAGCGAGCCTCGCGGCGAGGTCTATTCCGCAGCCATCGACAGGCAGCAAGCCGGACTGATCTTCAATGAGATGGAGGCCATCATCATCGCGGTACCGGAATTCGCGGCGCGCGTGAACCCGCAGCGTTTTCACAAGCGCATGGAGGTTCTTGAGGGAGACGGGGCCGGCTCGATCTATGAGGCGCTTTCCGCCGATGCCCGCCGGGCGCACGGTCTGGCTCCATCGTATTGGGTCTATGACGAGCTTGCCCAGGCGCGGGATGGTGAGCTTCTGGAGAACCTTCGCACCGCGATGGGTAAGCGGAAGGCCGCGTTGGGAATGGTGATTTCCACCCAAGCGCCGACCGACGATCATCCACTGTCGTTGCTCATAGATGATGCACTGGAAGGGCACGACGAAAGCATCATTGTGGATTTGCGCACCGCGCCTCTGGATGCTGATCCATTCGCGCCTGAGACGATCAAGAAATGCAATCCGGCGGCCGGTGTGTTTCTTGATCTCGATGACATCGTGAAGGAGGCGGAGCAAGCGCGGCGTGTTCCCATGTTCGAGGCCCGCTATCGCAACCTGCGCCTCAACCAGAGGATCGACGGGAACGCAGAGAACCGGATCGTGACACGTCCGATCTGGGAGGCCTGCAAATCGGAGATCGATGTGGCGGACCTTCATGGGCGAAAGTGCTTTGGCGGTCTCGATCTGTCCGGCAAGCACGATCTTACCGCGCTCGTCTTGGCGTTCCCTGATGGACAGGCAGAACCGGGCTTTGATTTGCTCTCGTTCTTCTGGACCCCGGAAGGTCAAATGGCCGCGCGGCGGGACCGGGAGCGGGAACTGTTTCGGGTCTGGATCAAGGCCGGGCATATCAACGCGGTTCCGGGGCCGGTGATCAAGTTTCGATATATGGCCTCGCAGCTTCGCGAGTTGATGCAGCTTTTCGATATCCAGGCGATTGGTTTCGACCGGTGGCGCGTTGATGACTTCAAGGTCGACATGGCCGATGAGGGCGTTGATTTGCCGCTTGAGCCATACGGTCAAGGGTTCAAGGACATTTCTCCGGCGATTGAGTTTTTCGTTGAGCTCGCTCTGTCTGGTCGCCTGCGCCATGACGGGAACCCGGTGATGAATTCGTGCGTGGCGAATGCCATCACGGTCAAAGACCCCGCCGGCAACATGAAGATCGACAAAGAGAAATCGAACAAGGGCGCGTCCGTCAGGATCGACGGATTGCAGGCAGCATTGATGGCGCTTGGCACCGCCAAGAGGTTTGAGCCGGAGGCAAAAATGGATCTCACCGACTTCCTGGCAAGCCCGATTATGGCGATGGGCGCATGAATGCCTTCGTGAAAGCGGCAGCTGCACCGTTCAAGCTCTACAGCGCCATCAAGGATGAGGTGGCGAAGGAGCGTAGGCTGCGCCTAAATGATGGAATTGGGTGGTCGACCTTTGGCGGTCGCACCAGCAATGCTGGCAAGGTCGTAACACTCGACAGCGCAATGCAAGTCGCCACGGCGTGGGCATGCATCAAATTGAGCGCTCAAGCTGTTTCTTCATTGCCTCTGAAGGTTTTCGATAAGAGGGGTGGTGACAATCGGGTCCAGATTGATGACGACATTGCTGATGTGATCGGGTCAGATGGAAGCCCGAACGAGGACCAGACGCCGCTTGAGTTCTGGGAGGGCATTGTCGCGTGGTTGATGACCACAGGGAACGCGTATGCAGAACGGGTAACCGTTGGCAGGTCATTGTCGTCTCTACAGCCTATCATGAGCACGCATTGCCGACCCGTGCGATTGACAGACGGGACCCTGGTCTATCGCGTCAATGACCGCGGGAAGGCAGAAGACCTGCCCCGCGATAAGGTCTTCCATGTGAAAGGCTTCGGGCAGGGGCTGAAGAATGCGGATGAGGGACTGTCTCCGATTGCTGCGGGCACGAATTCACTTGGTGCCGCAATGGCCGCGCAGGAGGCGGCTGGTAGAACGTTCGCAAACGGTATGCGCCCTACAGGCTTCTTTCTGTTCGACCAGGTGCTGGACAAAAAGCAGCGCGAGATGGCGCACGCGGCATTGGTGTCCCCTCTTCAGGGAAGCTCCAACTCCGGGGGTGTCGGCATCCTTGAGGCTGGCGTGAAGTGGCAAAGCGTATCTCTCAATCCCGAAGATGCGCAGATGCTGGAAACCCGTCGCTTTGATGTGGAAGAAATCTGCCGTTGGTTCGGCGTTCCTCCGATCATCATTGGCCATGCTGCGCAGGGGCAAACCATGTGGGGCTCCGGCGTGGAGTCGATCCTCATCGCTTGGCTGACACTTGGTATCGATCCGATTTGCGACCGTATCGAGGCTCGCATCAAGAAACAGCTGATCCGCCCGACAGGCAATCGCAAACGCTACGCTGAATTCAACCGTGAAGCGCTTCTGCAGATGGATTCTCAGGCCAAAGCAGCATTCCTGTCGCAGATGGTCAACAACGGCCTGATGACCCGGAATGAAGGTCGCGCGAAGCTCAATCAAAGCCGAAGCGCTGACCAGAACGCCGACAAGCTTACGGTCCAGTCCGCAATGGTCCCGCTCGATGCTCTCGGTCAGCAGACGGAAGGAAACCAGGCTCGCGCCGCACTCATGGCGTGGCTGGGCATCAACCAGGAGAAGCAAGACGATGAGCATGCGTAAGCTGCCGCAGGCGGAAATCTCGGCGCGGCCAGGACTCCGAACAGAGGTCATGCCTTCGGCCCTCAATCGATGGAACCCTGAAGTTCATGCTGCCGCCACCGAGGATACGGACAACTCGATTTCTATCCTCGACGTGATCGGCCAGGACTTCTGGGGTGAAGGGGTGACCTCAAAGCGGATAGCCGCGGCACTTCGGTCCATCGGGAAGCAAGATGTTGTCGTCAACGTCAACAGCCCAGGAGGAGACTATTTCGAAGGTCTCGCGATCTACAATATGCTGCGCGATCACCCCGCAAAGGTGACGGTGAAGGTTCTAGGGATTGCCGCATCTGCGGCCTCTGTGATCGCGATGGCCGGCGACGAGGTGCAGATTGCACGGGCCGGGTTCCTGATGATCCACAACACATGGGTGGTGGCAATGGGCGACCGCCACCAGTTGCGAGATGTCGCAGACTGGCTTGAGCCGTTCGACGCCATGGCCGTGGATATTTATGCCGCGCGCACCGGAATCGCGCCCAAGGACCTCGGTAAAATGCTTGACCGTGAGACATGGATCGGCGGTTCGGATGCAGTTGAACAAGGCTTCGCGGATAGTCTTCTTGCCTCGGACGAAGTATCGACCAAAGCCAAGAATGAAATGGGCAGGCAAGTATCCGCTGCCCATAAGCTGGACGCGCTACTTGCGCGAGCCGGTGCATCGAGATCGGAGCGGCGCGAGCTTGTTGCCGCTCTGAAAGGGGGCATGCCTGGCGCTGTCCCAACCGGCATGCAGGACGCTGCCGTCATTGCAGAGGTTGAAAGCCTCCTCGCTTCAATCCGGTCGATCTGACCGCCAAACGAAAACAGGTGAACCATGAAAATCTTCGCTCTCTGCGGAGCCCTTGCGCTTGCGCTCGTGGCCGCCGCTTTCCATGGCGTCCTGCCTGCAAGTGAGCTTGCGCAGCACGCATCCACTTTCCTCGGTGACGGGGGAACTCTTTCGGCCATGGGACTAGCTGCCATTGGCCACCGAAACATGCCGCGGGCTTCCCTCGCGGCCCTGATGGCTGCGCGACCCGCCGGTGTGATCGGCGCCCCGCGCAACGAAGCAAACCCCGGCAAGATCGAGGAACTGCTGAAGGACGTGAAGCAGGAACTGACGCGCATCAGCGATGATGTGAAGAAGACTGCCGAGGACGCCCTGAACCAGACCAAGGATCAGGGGAAGACCACCGACGAGTTGAAGCACAAGGCAGACGAGCTGCTGACCAACCAGAAGGCACTCACCGACGCCCAGCAGAAGCTCACCGACAAGCTGGAAGCGCTGGAAACGCGCAACCAGGATCTGGAGCAGAAGCTTGCTTCCGGTCGCAACGGTCCCGGCGACGAGCGCAAGAGCTTCGGCGAAGAGGTCGCCAATCACGAGCAGATGCGTGCCTTCGCGTCCAATGGCTGCAAAGGTACGATGCGCATCGCTCTCCCGGTCAAGCAGGCAATTACGTCTGTGAAGCCGGGCGGTGGCGGCCTGATCTGGTCGGATCGCGAAACGGCAATCGTCGGCATTCCGATGCGGCAGATGACGATCCGCAACCTGCTCACGCAGGGCCGTACCGGGTCTAACGCGATCGAGTATGCCCGGCAGACGACCCGCACCAACAATGCGGCGATGGTCTCTGAAGGCGTCCAGAAGCCGGAATCCACCTACGCCTGGGACCAGGCGACGGTGAACGTCCGCACGATCGCTCACTGGGTGCATGTCTCCCGGCAGGCGATGGAAGATGCTGGCCAGCTTCAGACCGAGATCGACAGCGAGCTTCGCTACGGTCTCATGCTGAAGGAGGAGGAGCAGCTTCTGAAGGGCGACGGCACCGGTCAGAACCTGTCCGGTCTGGTTACCGAAGCGACGGCCTACTCGGCGGCGTTCGCGGTGACGGGCGAAACGATGATCGACACCATGCGCCTGGCGCTTCTGCAGGCTTCGCTAGCCGAATACCCGGCGGACGGCATCGTCCTTCATCCCACGGACTGGGCACGCATCGAACTGACGAAGGATGGCGAGTTCCGCTACATCTTCGCCAACGTGATGCAGATGGCCGGACCGCAGATGTGGGGCCGTCCGGTGGTGGACACCCAGGCGATGGACGAGGACGAATTCCTTGTCGGCGCCTTCCGCATGGCCGCGACGATCTACGACCGGATGGATCCGGAAGTGATCGCATCGTCCGAGGACCGCGACAACTTCGTCAAGAACATGATCACGGTTCGCGCCGAGGAGCGTCTTGCTCTCGCGGTGAAGCGCCCGGCCGCCCTGATCACGGGCGATTTCGGCAACGTTTCCGGCTGATCGATCGGCTCATCACGGGGAGCGGCTTCCGGGCCGCTCTCTCCATGAACCGAAGGAGAGAGCCATGCAGATCAAACCACTTCGCAGCATGGTCGGTAGCTATGGCAAGATCCGAAAAGGTATTGAGGCCACGGTTGACGATCATATCGCGCAGCAGCTTGTGAGGCGCGGCGTAGCTGTTCCTGCCCAGACCGGGGAGGGAGCTAAGCAGGCATCCGCGCGCCCTTCGAAGGATGCCCGCCATGGTGGCCGGACTGGAGGCGGAAAACAGTCGTCATCGTTGCCGGGGGCCCAAGCGTCGAAGGCCAGCCGCTCGACCAGGTGAATGGCCGCGCCAAGGTTATTGCTATCAATAACTCCTGGCAGCTCGTGCCATGGGCAGACATCCTCTATGCCTGCGACTTCGCATGGTGGGAGAGATATCGGGGCGTGCCTGAGTTTGAAGGGCTGAAGTTGTCCGTGGATGCCTCTGCATGCCGAAGGCCGTGGGGCATTCAGAAAGTCGGCTTGAACAAGCATGATGATGGTCTTGAGCTTATGAAGCTTGGAACTGTTGGGTGGGCTGGAAACTCCGGCTTTCACTGCCTGAATCTCGCGGTTCAGATGTGGCCGGCCAAGATCATTCTCGTCGGCTTCGACATGCGCGTTGACCTCGGGCTTCATTGGCATGGACCGCACAAAGGCTTGAACAATCCTTCGCAGCGGAATGTGGAACGCTGGCGGCGCTGCATGGATGCTGTGGCCGGCGCAATTCGCGAGTTCGGCATTGAGGTTATTAATGCCAGCCCAACCTCCGCTCTCAAAAACTATCCAAAGATGGGACTTATGGAGGCGATGGAATGCTGATCAGGCTCTCCGTTCCTGCTGCTCTTGCCGTGCCTCTTGCAGACGTAAAGCTCGCGCTGCGCATCGATTTCGATGATGACGATGATCGGCTCGAAAGCCTGATCTCGGCAGAGACACAGCGTTATGAGGATTTCACTGGACGCATCATGGCACCAGTGGATCTGGAGTATCGCTTTGACCGCTGGGGTGATCCGCTGTGCATCCCCGTGGCGCCGGTTCGGGAAGTGACCGAGGTTGTCTATCTCGACAGCGCCAATGTGGAACAGACGGTTCCCGCATCGGACTGGTACAGCCTCACAACCGATGAAGGCGTTGAAGTCTGGTTCAATGACACGTTTTCCATCCCGACACTGACCACGCGAGGGCAGGCGGTACGGGTTCGGTTCCGTGCCGGATATGACCAGCCGAACGCGAGCGGTTCGGGTGACGATCCTGAGCTCGCTTCAAACGCGGTTGATCGCATCAACATCATTCGGATGGTGCAGTGCATTTATGATCTCGATGAACTGATGCCGGATATTGAGATGATCCGTACGATGGGCAACCGGAGGATTTTCCGTTGATCCATCCAGAGGCCGCCATCCATCCCCAAGCGCTGGTCGATGGCGTCACTATTGGCGCGCGCACCGTGGTCTGGCAATTCGCCACTGTGATCCTTGGCACGAGGATCGGAGAGGATTGCAGTGTTGGCGCTGGCGCCGTTCTTTCCGGGCCGCGCTTCGGGAACCGGTGCAAGATCAGCTCCGGCGTTGTGATGGGCCCCGGCTTCTGGATCGGTGACGACGTATTTGTCGGGCCGAATGTCGTTCTGGCCAATGACATGTGGCCGGAGGTTTCGACGGAAGGCTATGACGACGCGCGGTTGCGTGGTGGAAAGCGCTTCGCAGTTATGATCGAGGATGGTGTTTCCATTGGTGCGAATGCCGTTGTTCTGCCAGGCGTGCGGGTGGGTAAGGGAAGCGTGATCGCGGCGGGCGCGGTGGTGGATCGCAATGTTCCAGACGGTTTCTTGTTCCGGCGCAATGGATATCTGAGCGAGGTGCCGCAGGATCGTCGCCAGAAACGTATGAGGCTGGTCGATCAATGCTGACCGTCTGCACGCTGCTTTGGGATGCGAACAGCCGTTCCCGTGATTTCTCGCGCATGTATGACGAGGAATGGGTGCACAAGCTCTATCGGGGCTTCCGGCGCAATCTGACTGTGCCGTTCCGCTTCGTGTGCTTCACGGATCGGCCGCGCATCTTCGATCCCGGTATTGAGCAGGATGCCATTCTTGCCAAACGCCCTGACTACGGCGCATGCATCGAAGCTTACCGCACAGACGGACCCATGATCCTTGCAGGTCTGGATACCGTGATCGTGGGCAACATCGATCATCTGGCGACATGGTGCGAGAAGGCGGGCGTGCAGGCGCTACCGCGCGATCCCTATCACCCTCGCGTTGCCTGCAATGGTGTGGCGCTTGTTCCGCGTGGCTGGACGCGCATCGCCCACCAGCACAAAGGCGAGAATGACATGGAGTGGGTACGCCAGTTTCCGCACCGCTTCATTGATGATCTCTTCCCCGGCGAGGTGGTGAGCTTCAAGGGGCATGTGAAGAAGCGCGGGCTGGGCAACGCCCGCATCGTTTATTTCCACGGGCAAGAGAAGCCGCACCAGTTGCCAAGCATTGGTTGGATCAAGGAGCACTGGATCTGATGGCAAAGCGCTCCGCCGGCACGCTGGACAGGACGATCACGATCCAGCGATTTACATCCACGATCAACGAGTTCAACGAGCAAATTCAGGCGTGGGCAGATTTCATCACGATCCGCGCCGCCCGCCGTGATGTCTCGGATGGTGAGAAATACGCCGCCGGGCAGGTGGGTTCGTCCCTTTCGAGCCGTTTCGTGGTGCGTTCGTCTGCAAAGGCCAGGACGATCACGCCAACTGACCGTCTTGTCCATGATGGCGCTTCGTACGCGATACATGGGGTCAAGGAGGCAGATGAGGGCCGACGCAGGTTCATCGAAATTTCGGCTGCGAAAGACGGCGACTGATGGTCACTACCGTCAAGATTGAAGGCCTGAAAGAGCTTGAAAAGGCACTGGAGGAATTGCCCCGCGCCACGGGCAAGAGTGTTCTGCGCCGTACCTTAAAGAAGGCCGCCCAGCCCGTCGCGGAAGATATGAGAGCACGAGCACCGGATGATCCGGCTACCCATGGTAACGATTTGAAATCGAGCATTGGGGTCAGCACAAAGCTATCCAAGCGGCAGGCGCGCATTCACCGTAAGATGTTTAGAAGCGACAAGGCATCGGTGGAAATGTTTGTCGGAGCCGGAGCCCTGCCGCAGGCGCACCTTCAGGAATTCGGGGCCCCACAACATGGGCCGCAGCCATTCGCCCGACCGGCATGGGATGGCAATAAGATGCAGGTCCTGGAAGCGATCAAGGACACCTTGGGGGCCGAGATTGCCAAAGCGGCGAAGCGGCTCGCAAAGAAGCGTGCGAAAGGCTGATCATGGAAGAGGCATTGATTGCTCTCCTGGCGTCTGTTGCCGGGGGGCGGCGCTATTGGGTGAACGCGCCCGCAAAGCTGCCGGACGGGTCGCTCCTGCCTAAGCCGTATGTGGTTCTCAATCGCATCACGGGCTTTCGTGACTACGCGATGAAGGGCGCTACCGGCTTCGTGGAAAGCCGCGTCCAATGTGATGTCTATGGCGACACATACACGTCCGCCAAGACAACCGCCCGGGCACTCGTTGCGGCGCTGTCCGGATATCGAGGAACAGTAGGACAAACCGACATTCAAGGGATCATGATCGACACCGAGCGCGATCTGTTCACTGCGGATGCCGGTGACGTTCAGCGCCTGTTTCGCATTTCAATCGACATCATGATCTACCATGGAGAAACGTCATGACCGATGCTTCCATCGGCTACCTTTCCGAGTTTCGGCTTGGCGATGGTGGCTCACCTGAAACCTTTACCGCTGTCGCGGAAGTTTTCAGTATCACGCCGCCGAGCGATACGGTGGATGTGGTCGACGCCACGCACATGCTCAGCCCCAATCGGACGCGCGAGTTTATTGATGGTCTGATCGACCCCGGCGAAGCCTCGTTCGAAATGAACTTCATCCCTGGCGGTGATGGTGATGATGCCATCCAGGCGTGGAAGGCTGCCGGTGGCGCGAAGACGTGCCAGATCAAGTACCCGAACGGCGTCACATGGACATTCACTGGCATCCTGACCGGTTATGAGCCGACCGTGCCGGTTGATGATCGCATGACGGCCACGGTAACGCTCAAGGTGACAGGTTCCTACGTTACTGGCCTGGAGAGCTAGCACATGGCCAATCCACATCGCGGGCAAGTCGCCATAACCGTTGGCGACTTGGAGCTCACGCTGTCATTTTCAGTCAATGCGATCTGCGAGTTGGAAGATGCTCTCGATCTTCCAGTATCCAAGATCGCAGAGAAACTGAATGACCCCGAAAACTTGCGCATGTCGCTGGTTCGCACCGTGATCTGGGCGGCCCTGCAGGATTCGCATCCAGAGATTGACATGCAGACGGCCGGGAATATCGCAACCGTGGCCGGCACTGCGAAGATCATGGAGAAGGTCGGAGAGGCCTTTCAGATCGCATTCCCAGATGCTCAGAAGGGCGGTGCATCACGCCCTCGGCGGGCGCCAGCAGCGAAGATATAGACTGGCTGGCGCTGCTCACGTCATGGGTAGAGGCAGGGCAAGAGCCTTCCCTTTTCTGGTCTCTCACGCTTCGCGAAATCAACGCCATCCTAGCCGGTTGCGCAAATCGACTGAAAAGGCAACGGAACGAGAGTGCCTGGATGAGCTGGCATATCGCCGCCATGACGCGGGTGAAGAAAATGCCAAAGCTCAAAGACTTGATGGCGGGCGAGAAGAGGCCGCCACGTCGGCAATCAATCGATGAGCAAATCGCTATCGCCAAGCAATGGACGATAGCCCTTTCCCGAAAGAGGTAGAACATGGCCGGATCGTCCGTAATTGGCGCCCTGCGCGTTAACCTCGGGATCGACAGCGCACAGTTCCAGACTGGCCTCAAGCAGGCACAGACCGGCGTTGAGCGCTTTGCAAAGATCGCGAAGACCGGACTGCTCGCTGCCGGTGCCGCCGCGACGGCTGCTGCTGGTGGCTTGGCCGTAATGGTAAAAGGTACGATCAACAGCGCCGACGAGATGGCGAAGGCCAGTCGGAGCTTCGGGGTTCCCATCGAGGAACTGTCGCGCCTCAGATATGCGGCCGATCTTTCGGGTGTTTCGTTCAGCAATCTCGGCAACTCGCTGCGTACGCTGAACAAGAACGCCTATGACGCATCGAACGGGACAGGTGCCGCAAAGGATGCATTTGCGGAGCTTGGCGTCAGTGTCGCGAATGCCGATGGCAGCCTGAAATCTGCCACCCAGCTAATGGGCGAAGTAGCTGACGCGCTCCAGAACGTCGATGACGAGACGCGCAAGGCGGCACTGTCAGGCAAAATTTTCGGAGAGCGGTACGGTCCGCAGCTCGCATCGCTTCTGGCTGGTGGCTCAGAGGGGATCAACAAGCTGACCGCTGAGGCCGGAAAGTTCGGCCAGGTGTTCACCGAGGAAATGGGAGCGAACGCCGAGCAGTTCAACGACAACATTTCCCGCCTTACCGGTTCGATTGGAAGCCTGGCGGCGAGCATCACGGCATCGATCCTTCCGGCCCTGACGCAGTTCAGTGATTTCGCGGTGTCTGTCGCTGCTGGGTTTAGTGAACTCGACCCGGCAATTCAGACATTCATATCGTCTGGCGCCGCTCTCACGGCTGGTTTGGCGGCACTGGCGATCCCGCTGGGCGCCGTTGCTCTCGCAATCGGGGCAATAGGTGCGCCGGTGATCGCCGTTTCCGCTGCCATCGCGGGACTGACCGCCGCTGTGGTTGCGTTCTATCCCCAGATCAAGGCGGTCGATGCCGCCGTCATGCAATGGGCGCGAAACTTCGATGCTGCGTTCCTCGAGATGCTGAACGCCGCCAAGACGAAGACAGCGGAGATCATCGCATCGGCGGGCGCGTTCGCTTCTTCATTCCTGCAGAAGTTTGTCGACTTGCATGTGCAGATGTACGAGATCGGCGTTCAGATCATGCAGGGGCTGTGGAACGGCATCAAGTCGATGTTCGGGACCGTCACTGAGGGGATTGCGAGTGTCGGCGCCAGCATCCGTGATCGCCTCAAGGGGCTTCTCGGCATTCACTCTCCCTCGACGGTTTTCCACGAGATCGGTGTGAACATCATGCAGGGCCTCGCCAATGGCATGAACAGCATGGCGAGCGGCGTCACGGATATTGCCGGTTCTGCCGCCGATGGAATCACGAGCTCGTTTGAAGGAATCGGCTCTGGCATTGCAGAGGCGATCAAGGGCACCAAGGAGTGGAAGGACGTGGCGCTCGACGCGATCCGCTCTGTCGCTACCTCGATCCTCTCCAACATGAACTTCGGTGGCGGCATCTTCGGCGGGCTGTTGAAAGGTTTGCTTGGTGGGTTGGTTGGTTTTGCCAATGGCGGCTCGTTCACAGTGGGCGGTGCTGGTGCGGTTGATAGCCAGCTCGTTGCGTTCAAAGCTACCCCAGGCGAGACCGTCGATATTCGGAAGCCCGGTCAGGATATGGGCGGCGGCGGGGCGCTTGATGTCCGCGTCTCCATGGACCGCAACGGCAATCTGCAAGCCTACGTGGAGCAAACCTCTGGCCGCGTTTCTGCTCAAGTGGTGCGGGCCGCTGCCCCTGGCATCATCGAAGGATCGACACAGGCCACACAGGCCGAGTCCCGTAATCGTCCAGGCTTCTTCCGGTAGGCGCGAATGTCATTCCCTCTCAAGACCATCGATCTATCGGACAGCATTTATCGCGTTCAATCCGGGACCTTCGGTCTGGTCCCCGACAGCGAAATGTTCACGTCGGCATGGGGCGCAGCCTTTCGAGTGAACGGCCCTCGCCATATGCGTTGGTCTGCTGAGCTGGAAATGGCTCCGCAATATGACGATGGTGCAGAGGACCGCAGGTTCAGCTGGGACATTACGATTGCCCGTATGATGGGCGGCTATGTCGGAATGAGGCTATATCACCCTCTGCATGACTATCCGCGGGGATATGGGGCTGGCATTTATCGCCCGCGTGATGACCATGACAGCCTCGGCGGCGAGTACCTGATCGACGGCAGCTATCATATCGATGGTTCCTATCACATCGATGGTGGGTCGACGCTCGCTTATGTCGATGAAGATGCGCCGCGTTATGCCGATAGCATCGTCATGAATAGCCTTTGGCCGTCGGTGATGGTGTTCAGGGCAGGGGATCATTTCAGCACTGGTGGCAATCTCTACATGGTTGCCGACGACTGCGAATCCGATGCGAACGGCAAATGTCGCGTGCCGTTCCTCTGGAAGCTTTGGAAACCGGCATTGGTTGGTGATCGGATCGATCTTCGCCGGCCTACCGGGCGCTTTGTGCTGTCTTCGAAAGACGTTGGCATGCAGCAGCACAACCTTATTTTCGGGGCAACCTCCCTAAGCGCGGTGGAAGTGCCCCATGTCGACTAGGTATCGCCGCTGGACGCTCGACCAAGTGCTCCGCTCCGGCAACGTCACGGATGTGGTGCTTGTGAAGCTCGATCACACGGACGGGCCGGTCTATCTCTGGAATGGCCTCGGGCTGCTCGACCATGACGGGGTGGAATGGCAGGGCGTGGGCCGGCTCGGATCGGTCAAGCTCGGCGCGGCAGATACCGAAGTGAAGATCAACGATGTGGTGTTCACGCTTTCCGGTATCGATGAGGAATATGTTTCCTACCTCGACAGCACTGTGAAGGGGTCCAAGGGATGGGTCTGGAAAGCCTTCATGGGGCCTGACTATCAGGTGCGCTTTACCGAGCTTCTGACTGAGTGCGAACTGGATCAGCCATCCTTTTCCATTGAACCGAATGGCACCGCCTCCATGACGGTGGCGGCAAATGGTGGCTTCTACTTCCTCGAAATCCAGTCTCGCGCCTATTGGGACACGGAAGAGCATCGCAACTACCTGACCTCGCTTGGCCTCGATCCCGACAGCGATACAGGCTTCGACATGATGAGCCAGTTGAAGAATCTCACCCTTGCCTGGGAGCCGCCAGATTGAGCCCGCTGGAACTCTACTGGAGCCGATGCGAGGGCAGGATCGTGTTCGGTTTCAACGATTGCTGCATGGTCGTTGGCGACGTGATCCTGGCGGCCGGCGGGCCGGATCTGATGGCTCCCTATCGTGGACGCTACAAGACAGCTATCGGCTTTGCCCGCGCCTTCAAGCGGCAGGGTTTTGACACGTTGCAAGATGCCTGCCTCGCGCAGCTGGAGGAATATGGTGAGGCGGTGGACGCGCCAAGGGATTTCGATGTGGCCATCGTGAGCTATCAGGGCCACACCGGTCCGGCGGTCTCGCCTGCCTTCTACCATGGTGGCTTTTGGTGCCTGCGCTCGGAGGACGGGATGTTTGTCTCGCAGGGTTCTCCCGAAACGATCTGGAGAGTTATCTAATGCCCGGTCTTGGCGCCTCTCTGGCCTTCTCCCTGATTTTCGGCCTTGGCATTACGGGCGGCGCGGCGGTGACCGCGATCACAACGGCGGGCGTCATTCTCGGCTATGCCGCACCCCTGGCGCTGGCCATCGGCTCGCAGGCCTATCAGTTGAACAAGGCTCGGAAGAATATCTCGCCCACAAACGACCCGAATGGCATCCAGCAAATTCTCAAGCAGAGCATCCCGCCGCAGCGCCTCATTCTCGGACGGGCCACCACGGGCGGCGCTCTGTTCTTCTACCGGGCAAAGAAGCCTTACATCTGGTACGGCATCTTGCTCGCGGCGCATGAGGTCGACGGCTTCGAAAACCTGTTCATCAATGGACACACCGTATTCATCGGGCCGGACGGCTTTGCGACTTCCGAGCCGTTCCGTGACGGCACGCGCAAATATATCGAGGTCAGCTTCAGGAACGGCACAATCGATCAGGCAATTGACCCGATCATCGCCCGCGACTTCCCCGACATGCCAGCGACCTTCCGGCAGCGTGGTCACGCAACCATCGTGATCAAGGCGCATTTCGGCTTTGGGGATGACTATGAGGCCAAGGTCGAGGATCACAAGCGCGTCTATGGCGATCAGGGTTCGCTCAGCCCGCTTGTCCGCCTGCGCGGTGCACGGATGCCCGATCTCAGGAAACCGGGCGTTTCGCTTGGTGCCCCATCCACATGGATATGGACGGACAACGCGCCACTCTGCCTTGCCAAATATCTCACACATCAATGGCCGGATACGCAGCTCATATCGCCCGACCGCCTCGATTGGGACGCATTCATGCTGGCGGCGGATGAGGCCGATCGGTGGGAGACTTCGAAGGATGGCACCACATTTCACCGGCACACGGTCAACGGTGTGGTGCAATCGACCGACGATCCCTGGGACGTGATCGAGAATTTCAAGGTGGCTATGGGTGGCCATGTGATCGTGGAGCGGGGAAAGGTCTATCCCATCATCCGCGCGCGCCGCGAACCAAAGGCCACCCTTCACCAGAACATGATTGTCGGCGGGCTGGAATACACCTCTGAGCCGCGCGACCGGGAATTGGTGAATATCGTCAAGCCGACCTTCGTTTCGCCGGAACGCGAGTTCCAGGAGGTGGAAGGCCCGACACTGCGCCGCGAGGACCTGATTGTTATCGACGGGAAGCCACGCGAAAGCAGCCTCCGCGGCGCCTTCGTGGAGGATCACCGCCGCATTCAACGGTTCGCCCAGGCGCAGCTTAATTGGGCGAGGGATGGCCGCACGCTTAGCGTAGGCGCCACGATGGAGGCGCTTTCATGGACGGTGGGCGAGGTCTATCGCGTTCACCTTCTTGGTGCTCTGGCCCGCGTGAATGGGCTTTATGAACTCGTTTCCAAGGATTGGGATGACCGCATGGGCGGCTACAAGCTGCATTTCATCGGATACGACCCGGCTGCGACCGATTTCGATCCGCAGGACGAGCAAGATTTCACCATCGATGAAGACGTGTTGGAGGCAGAGGCCGCATGACGACGCATCTTGAGCAAGCCTTTCCCCTCAACACCAATTGGCCGGCAGCAAACGTCCGTTCCGAGGTCGCGCAGGGCATTGTCGGTGTGTTCGACACGCCCGATCTTTCCGGCGAGGACTTCACCATCCAGCCTTATGCGGCGATTGGCGTCTATGGCCCGGACGGTGACCTGGTCTTCTATGCTTATGATGCCGATGACACGACAACGGCAGATGATGGCGGCACGACTTGCATTGTCGTCTCCGGGCGGCGCTACAAGCGTTCTACCGAACTGACGGTGAAGGACGCGGCACTGAGTGCGACGACCAGCGCGCAGCCGGCATCGCCAGCGCTCGGGGACACCTACATCGTGCCGGCGGCGCCCTCCGGAACGGACTGGGCCAGTCAGGCAGAGACCGTCGCCACGTTCACAGCGCGCGGCTGGATTTTCCGTCAGCCTTATGTGGGCATGGTGGTCTATGTCGAGGATGAGGCCACCTTCTACCATTACAATGCCGCTGGCGACTGGCAGCAAGGCTTGCCTCCCGGCGCGCTTCCGGATGGTTCCATCGTTCCGATGAAGCTCTTTGAGCCCTTCGGTATTCTTGTGGTCGAGGATGAGCGCAATGATCCGCCGGGCGGAACCCCGACCACGGGCAGCCTCTATCAGGTCGGCACGTCTCCCACCGGGGCCTTTGTCGGCCATGTCGGGGAGATCGCGCGGTTCAACGGTGCAGGTTATGATTTCATCGCTCCGAACGAGGGCAACACGATCTACCGCAAGGATGCCTCGACGCTTTTTTCCTACCGCTCCGGCGCGTGGGAACTGACCATCGCCACGGCGGTGCTCAAGTTCTTCAAGATGTATGGGCCAAGTGGTAATGTTGCCTATGCCGACAGCACCACGCCGACAACCGTTCTGGCGGCCGCGAGCCTATCAGGGGCGGTGGGCGATGTTTGGGAAATCCAGATCAGGGACGGCTATATCCAGGCCAGAAGTTTGCAGGGCGGGACGCAGAAATGGTTTGAACTCGGGATATATGTCGATGCTGAGAGCTCGCCGCGCCATATCATAGCCTCTGTCCAAACAGCGGAAAGCGTACTGAACAGCGACAGCGCTCGCGCGGATAGCTTCTACTACATTTCCGTGGATGACGTCGCCACACACACGTTGAGCGTGAAGGCAAGGCGCACAACAGGCGCAGTGAGCACAGATAGCCGAATTGCCCGCGCCACCATGAACATTCGCCGCCTGACGCCGTCGGCCTAAACCAAACCTGAAATCACCATCTGCAGAGCATCGCCGCGCTTTTCACCAGCGCGCGGTAGCCCTTGCGCATATGTGAGGAAACCCACGCATGCCAATCATCAAGCCCTCGACCGCGTTCAAGCAGAGTGCCGATTGGGTTTCGGCGGAAGTTCGCGCCTACATGAAAGATCAGGTCTCCACGCATGTGGATACCGTGCAGGATGTGCGCGACAATGATTTTGAGAAATCCCGGTTCATCTTCGTCAAGTCGCTGGCGGCGACATTCCGCCTCGATCTTTCCTCGGGTGCAGATGACGATGGCATCAATGTCCTGCATGACAACATCGGTCGGCGGTATCTGAAGGTCATTGGGACCGGTTTGGGTGGCGTGGATTTCGACGCGCAGGTGGCCGACCTTGCCGGCAGGGCCGCATATGATGATGAGGCCGAGGGCTTCAAGGTTCTGGTTTCAGATGTTGGTGATGGGCGCGCGGCCATCTATTCAAAAGACAGTGGCGCATCCGCCGATTGGAGTGATCCGGCCTATGTGACAGGGCCGCAGGGATCGACCGGCGACATTGGCGGAGTGGCATTCCAGTTCGATGACGGGACCGCAGACGCCAATCCAGGTGCCGGCAACATTCGGGCCAACAACGCCGATCTGTCCGCCGCGACGACGCTCTTTGTCTCCAAGACTAATCGCTACGGCGACGATCTTTCCGCCTTCCTTGCGTCTCTCGATGACTCCACGAGCTCGCACAAGGGATATCTCACGCTCACGGCGCCGGACAGCGAGACCCAAGCGACCTTCAGCATCACCGGACTTACAGACGCTTCCGGCTATGTGAAGCTCACGGTAGGCGGGCATTCAGGGGCAACGTCGTTCGTTGATGCCGAGCGTTTGGCGTTCCAATTCTCTCGCACTGGCAATGCCGGCGATTTGAATGGTGTGACACCCGGCCCTACCGGCCTCGAACTTCTTGAGGCAGAGACGGAAGGGGATGCGCGGGATGTGTTGGGACTTGGCCATGTTATTACGCTGCAAATGTTCGGCGGCATTGCATCTGATGATGAGGCGGATGCGGCGACGAACAAAACCGCCATCGACGCGGCTATTGATCGCGCCGCGCTCACCGGGAACAAAATCCTTGTCTTGGGCAAGTTTGTCACGAACGGAGCAATCATTGACGCAAACGTCGAATTCGCAGGGATCAACGGATACTCTCAATTCCGCCTGCCGAACGCCAGCACCGATCAGATGTTTATTCTATCTGGTGCGGAACTAAAAGTCCGCTTCAACGGGATTACGTTCAAAGACGAGAGCGGTACCAATGCTTCTGGTGAAAACAGGTCTATTTTTGATTCTGCTTCGCAGGAAGGGGCTGATGTCGCTTTTCACGATTGCGACTTCATTGGCCTAGCCTGCTATGGCATTCAGTTCTACGGCGTTCCGGGTTCCGGTGCTGAACGAATTTCCGTAACACGATGCCTCTTTAAGGACGGCGTCGAACATTCCGATACGGTCGATAACTGCAAAAATATCATCATCTTCAACGGTGCAGATGCTTGGATTGACAGCAATGTGTTCGAGCAGCCTGTTCCCTATCTTGCGTATGGAAGAACAGCGATCACGGTAGGCACATTCTCTGGTTTGGGAGCAACTTATAGCCGCCTTCATATCGCAAACAATTATGTAATTGGATGCGGGAAAGTGAACAATAGCGCAGGCGGCGCGCTTGGTGCTATCGACAACCATGAGTATTACGAAGAAACCTTCATCTGCAACAATCGCGTTATCTCTCCGGTGTTCGGTGGGATAAGACAAAAGGCTGACAGTCGCCGCCTCATCATCACAGGCAACATAGTTCGCGATAAAGTTGGGGACGTCTCATCTGCAAGCATTCAGGTCACGCCAGCGCCGTCCAACTCTGTCGGCAGCGATTACATCATCGCAAACAACATTGTTGATGGTTCAAGCGGAGATGGGATTGGGTTGTCAAATGATGTTCTCGACGGGAACGTCATTCGATTATCTGTCACAGACAATATCATCAGCGACATGGTTGGTTACGGGATTCGAGTTGACGCCTTCAAGGATTGCGTCGTGCGCGGTAACATAATCGACGGAGGCAATGTGTCCTTGATGGGCATATTCTTTGACGATGCGGAAGGGTCGATTCTTGTCCAAGGAAATACACTTCGAAATCTGCAAAACGCTTCCTCAGCCAATTATGCTATAGTTCTCCGTTGAATAGCCCCGA